GGATCCATAGCCTCTTCGATATCATAGTATCTATTTAAAATATTTCCCATATCTTCATATAGAGCATTTAATCTTTCGTTAACGGCGTTAGCCTCAAGAGCAGCTTTCTTGAACTGAGCAGTCATACCCTTTAGTTCTTTCATGTTTCTCTTTACGGAAACGGCATCAAACCAATCATCGGTTTCACTTAACACATGGTTTTGAGCAGATTCAGCAATACCAACAAGTTGTTTAGCAACTTCAATAATACCATTATCCTTAAAAAGTTGTCTACCTATTGTCTGATAATTTCTAACAGCTTCGATAACTTCGAATTTGTTTACTTGTGGTCTTTCTTCACGAACGGCAATATCCTCTACCATTCCCATTAACTTTATGTTTTTCATTTCAACACCCTCATTCTGAGCAAGTTCGCTCCACTTTTGACTAATTTTTTCTTTGATAAATCTATCTGCCAAATGTTTTTCTCTACCGTATTTGGCATGTTCCCACTTCTTCTGTAAGGAACTCGGTAAATCTGTTTCACTTAGATTACTATTGATAAAGGAAGTAACTCTTCTAGCGTCAACATTTCTAACTTTACGATAACGAAACTCTTCTAACTTTTTTAACCAAGAACGAACTTCTTTTACCGTTACTCGTTTATCAACACTTTCATCGATTTTTTTATACTTTTTTCCGTTATGTATAATGTAATCTTTCATAATTATAAATATTACCTTATTCTGATTCCTTTGATGGATTATTTATAAAATCTTTTGCCTTACTTAGGTAATCATTTGCTAATGTAACCTTATCCATCCACCAACTCATTAACTCTTGGTCATCAGATGAAGACTCAAGTTTATCTATAATAGCTTGAGCATTCTCAATGGACACTTTCAACTTTCTAATAGCAGATGGCTTATCTGTATGTCCATCTTCTTTTATCTGTTGTGGTGACTTAAACGATGTAGCGTATGGGTTAGACTTCACTTGTCCCATAGATATTGTTTTTTCGTTTAGTAATTCTTTTAACTTAATCACGATTTTTCTTCTCAAATTTTTTAAGTTTAACTTTAAATTCCATAATGTATTTTTTATATAAACCTGCTACCTCTAAAGATTCTTTTCTTAAACCTTCTTTTCCTAAATCAAATATAAGTTGTTTAAGATTCTTTTCTAATCGTGCTACGTTATCATTTACGTTATCAAAGTACCCCTCAAATCTACTTGGGATACCTTCATTTAAAATATCTTTTAACTTAATCATTAGAATACTCCATTTATAATATCATAATTACTATAAATTCTTTTTGCTTGAGAGAATAACATCTTATCCAATCTTCTTCTAGCACCCATCAAATCATTCATATCCCTAAGATTATCTTGTAATACCAATAACGCTTCATAAGACTTTACTAAGTTCTTCAACTTCATCTGTTTAGCAAGTTCTAATCTGGCTTCGTTATGATTGTTTCTTTGTGTCAACATACGAATCTTTTCTATGTAAGCACTTCCCAACTCTTTCTTTTCTGTTAGTAATGTTTTTAACTTAATCATTCCAAGCTTTCTTATACTCTCTCATAATCTGTTTTACCACCTTATGAACTTTCTGTTCCCATTGAACAAGATTTCTGTATCTATCTCCATACAAGTCAGGATTTCCTTCGGTCAAAGAATACTCTTGAGAACCAGCATCAAAAGAACCACCTTTGTGGTTTTCTATTTCAGATACTAATTTTGATAAAGATTTCTTTGCCATCTTTACAGGTACATTTAGGTCAGCACCTTCGTTTAGGATTTCTTTGATATCCCACTCTTGTATCATTTCTTTCATTGACTTCATTTCGTTACCTTCTTAACTTTTTCTATTGAACGACCAGCAAAGTAAGCAGCATATACTGTCATCAACAGAGTTTGATATACAGGAACATAAGCGTCACCTATTGTAAACTCACCCATGTTCCCATCAAATACACTTAGTATTACGAACACACCCGTAAGGAAAATCAATGTTAGTGGTCTAATGTTTTTACTTAACCAACTACCATGTTTTAGGTCTGCTTCCCAACGAGCAGATACTTGAGCTTGAGCAGCCTGTTCAGCTTGAGCAAGTATCGTTTCTAATTTTTGTTTGGCTTCTGCCTTCTCTTCTCCTGAAGTATGTAAATCATCAATCACACTACCTATATTCTTAATAGTGTCTCCACCTAACAAACTTCCTAATCCACTTAATAACCCCATGTCTCACTCCTAATCGTCAGCATGTTCTAATAGTTTGGTATCATCCTCAGCATTGTTAAACCAAAAGTCAATGACTTTAGCAAACGAACCTACGAATCCACCTAACATTAATAATAAAATTTCTTTCCATCCACTTTGGACATCTACACCATTACTCATAAAGTAAATCATAAGAGCAAGAATAGTAGAGAAAAGTGCTACTACAGATATACTGATATACCATTTCTTATCTTGTCTAAACTTTATGATATCAACCAATTGTTGATTGATAGAATGTTTTTGGTCTTGTATATGAAATTTGTCAATTTCTTTTTTAATCTCAGCCATAATAACTCCTATAAACTCGTGTACATTCCTGTATGTTTAGTAAACATTTGTTGTAGTTGGTCAGCATAAATCTGTTTTACTTTTGATTTAACTTTTAACTTACCAGCTCTCATCTGAATAAATTCCATATCATATAAGTCATTTTTTAAATCAATCCTTACATAATTAACATTCTTAGAATTTCTACCAATCTTAAAACTAGCACCCTTTGGTCCTACAGCAAAGTTTTTCGCACCTGTCATGGCGATAAATTTATTACCACCTAATTGTTTTAACATCTCACCAGCTTGTCTTTTATCCATTCTTTCATTTACGGATTCTTGAAGTGATGATAATATTTCAGCTTTCTTTGATGGTGATGCTTTTCTATATGCCTTAGATACTCTATCATAGTTTTTATTTATCATATCCATAGCATCTTTTTTCTTGTTACCTCTTTTTATAAGAAGTTTTAATATTTTAGCTATCTCACCTTTATCTCTCGTACCACCATGTTTTCCAATCTTCTTAGCCATTCTACCACCGAGTGATACTTCGTCTTTTTTCTTTTTCTTCTTTTTTAAAAGATGAGGACCTGCTGGTTCACTTCCAAGTTGTCCATCTATTCCATATCCACAAGAACCCTCTTTAATACTAACTACCCATTCTCTATAAACAATCTTACCATCTTTAGCCTCAATACCAATCTTATGGTTTGGATATGCTTTCTTTATGTCGTCATAGTGTGCTGGTATGAGTTGTAATGTTTTTACAGGTACTTCTTTTACCACCTTGTTATTTTTACTTACGATGATTTGCCAAGGTCCTGATTTAGGTCCTTTACGAACAGCTTTCATAATCTTAGAATACTTACCCTCATCTACAGATTCAGGCATACCAAAATGACTTATTGTACCCATACCTGATTTACCTTTAAGTTTAACTGATTTTTGTTTTTTCATTAATTTAGCTATCTTAGTCAAAAGAGCTTTATCTTTTTTAGATATCATCTTCATCTTTTTATCGTTTGCTATTTTATTTAAAGTATCAGCATATGCCTTTGTAGATTCTTTCTTAATACAATTTCTATATCTCTTACCAAACATTTCTTTTGTCTTACGAGTAGGATGTGTCATGTATCCCTTCTGACAAGCTTCACACATACATTCTTTTTCTTCGTTGACCATGAACTCTTCTCCCATACCATCTAAGATACCATCAACGTATTCTTCTATCTCTTGTCTGATATCTTCTTTTTTTAATCTACTCTTTTCAGCTCGACCTCTATTTTTAGATTGTGATTCAAAACCTACAATCTTCCCACCCTTATGAGAAGCGTCTTTACCATCGCCATTTCCGTAAGTTCCCTTTTGACGATTGTATTTATTTAATTCTGCTCTATATTTTTTAGCTTTGGTTGAAGATTGAAATTTCTTGTATTCGTCTTTGTAATCTCTCTCTTCTTTTTTTATTGGTAAATCATCATGTTTGGTTTTAGCATATTTCTTCACACTACTCTTCTTCATTTTTTTCGCAGCTTTCTGAGCATCTTTAGAAAATTTACCAGCAGGTTGTTCACCCTTTTGGATAGACCGTACTATACCCATAAACTTCTGTTGTTTTTTAGATACAGACGGCATGGATTATCCCCTCATTATAGAGTTGATAATAGATTCGATTCTTGTTTCAGGTTTTTGTCTTTCTACACCTTCGTTAACAGGTCTCATGAAAGCACCATGTGTAGATGGATTGGATACGAAATCAAAAGCGATAAGTTCAAAATCTGGTTGAACCTCAACAGTGTCCCCTTCACCTTCTCTCATTGGTTCTACTGAACCAAGACCTCTTGATGAAATACCAAGTTTGATACCTGATTTAAATAACTCTTTTAATATGTTTCCACTTGGTGTAGATAAAACTTCTACAGTTCCTAAAAGGTCATCACCATCCCAATGCATCTCTATAACATTATGTGAAGCATTATTTAGATTCACAACTGATGAATCTGGATGGTCAAGTTCTCCTAGCGCTCTTCTTTCAGAAACTTGTTCTTCTAAATACTTAGTAGTTTCTTTCATAAGAACTTCTCTTGGATACACCCTACCATTTTGATTTTTAGATTCGGCTCTCTGTAGTACACCCTTTACTATTAAACGACCATCGTTCTCTTTGATACTCTCATCAATCTTCTGACGAGAAATCTCAAATGGTCTTACATCTACTAATAATTTTTTATTCATTACTTTATCCTATATATTTCCTGTGTAAACAAAAGTTATATCACCAACTGAACCAGCAGCATCAGTTTGTCTCCAAGCAACTGGATTAATATCTAAACGAACAGGACCACCCGCAGCATTATTCAAAACAGAGCCAGTTTCATATGTTCCAACACTACCAGATTGGTAAGCAAAAGCATATGTCCCGTTCACATTGACAAGAATATAATTAGGTCTATCAGTAATAACTTCAGCAGCTGGATTTACTGACCTACCATAAGCACTTGTCGGTATTGCTTTAGGTATCATTTTATTAGAGTTATTAGGATCTGCCTTATATCTTGACATTTATTTGCCTCCCCAAGCGTTTCGTTTAATCCAAATATCAAAAAGGATATCGGATACTTCTTTTCTTATTTGTTTCTTTATCTTTTTTAAATCATCGTTAGATAAAGCTTCATCAACAAACTTATATCCAGTTTGTTTCTCAATATTTTTCTTCCTCTTTTTTTTCATTCCCTTCTTACTAAAAGCATAAGGTGTCTGATAAGTATCGATACTAGCAGTTGTAGTTATCTCACTTAACTTTTTACGAAATAAACTACTTACTAATTCTTTAACTATAGAATTAAATTTTGGAGAGTTCTTTATCGAGTTCATAATATCTCAAAAGTTGAACAACAGAATTATCATCAGTTTGTTTTGATTCATTTAAACAAAACTTATTAACACAATTAACTGCTTCTCTTAACTTAATTCTTAATACTTTATCTTTTACTTTCTTAATTTTACTATCTAACTTCTTTTTAAGTTTTGGTATTTGTGTTTCTACAAACACAGAAAAGTTATTTGTATTAGAAATATTACTGATGTACTCTTTAAGAACATGTTTTTGTTCATCGGAAAGGTTAGTATATTTTTTATTAAACTTTTCTAAAAGTGTTTTATAAGAAAGTATTCTTAAATCTTTATCCTTAAACTCTTCTGGTATATAAGATTTGTTCTTGGTATGTTTTATGGTTGTGACATTTTCAATTATTATAAAATAACTTTCTGTCTTTTCGTCAGCACCCATTTCGTTTATACCCTCAAACAACTTATATACAGATGCAAAGGTTTTATAGTTTGGAACTTTGGAACTAAATAACTGATTTACATCATAAGACTCTTTTATAGTAGCAATAACATTATACTTCTCTCTACGAAGATTTGTGTTATTTAACTTTCCTCTCTGTCTAATGACTTCTGATAAAAAGAAATCAGCTTTCTTATCAGACTTAAATTTCTTTGTCATAATAAGATTGTATAAAGCCAATTCTTTTCCCAACTCCGTATGTTCATTAAATTTAGTTTTAATGATTTTAAGTGCTGGTGACTCCTTTTTCTTGTTCAAAACATCTACGGTGACTTGTCTCAAAAGGAACTCAAAGAGTAATCCCGTATTTCTAAGTTTACTATGCTTAAATTTGCTCATATATTATTCCAAAGTATTTTGATACAATTATTCATATATAAATATAACAGAATTTAGATAAAGTGGTAAATTACTCTTTTATTATGTTATCTTCACTCAATAGAGGAGTCTTCTTCTTAGGAAACTTCTCTTTAAGCTGGTCTAAGATACCCTCACGAGCAACTAATGTACTAGCCTTTGATGTGGCAAGTGGTGATTTACCCTTAAATTCTCTTTTACCGTAAGACCTATCAACATCTTTCAGACTATCATGTCCGTATCTATCTTTCATATCATCTCGGTCTTTAAAAGGATCTTTCTTACTACCACCCCATTTACCTTTTCTTGGTACTGAGAAGTCGTCATCTTCGTCTTCATCTTCACTTGGTGGTGGTTCTTTAGCAGGATCTGAACCTTCTGTTTCTATCTGTTCTAATCTAAATTTTTGTTTGGTATCTTCGACTATTGATTCAAAAATATCAATTTTTATTTCGTCACTTAAATCAAAGATATTATCATATATCCATTTTTTACTAAACAACTTAGTATCTATTGCCTTTTCAGCAATATCAAGTTGTTGACTCATCAATTCAATCTTTTCTTGTTCATGAATCATAGATGGATTCTGTAATTCTAATGAGAAATCAATCAAATCAGAATCGTCAAATCCTTGTGAGTAAAGATGGACAATACCAATCTTAGTTAATTCACTTACGATAATCTTTTGTAACCTTTCGATTGTACGAGCAAAACGAACATCCTCAGCGGCTAGTGTAGCTTTACCACCACTTAAACCTTCCTCATATCCTAAGAAAGCTTTTGGTATTCTCAAACTAGCCATCAACTTGTTTCGTAGATATTCTATGTCGTCTATTTGGTCATTATTAGAAAGACCTGGTAGGGTGTCAATCTCCGTTCCACTATCTCCACCACGAACAGGTAGGAAGTAATCTTCGGTAACTGACTCTACATTATATTTTAAATTATAATCACCTGTGTTTTGGTCGATGACAGGTGTCTTCTTCATCTTGTTGATGATTCTTTGCATAAATTGTTCGACTTCTCTTGGTGGTATGTTACCAACATCAATCTTGAACACTCTTTTTTCGGGTGCTCTCATAATACGATGTATCAACATAGCGTCTTCCATCAAAGTCAACTGCTTAAATATCTTTCTTCCGTTCTCTAACATTGAGCGCCCATATGGTAAAAAGTTTGTATCGGATAAAACACGAAAGTGAGCAACTTCGTAGTTCTCCTTCATTTCTTTTTTCTCACTATTAATCTCGAACTGAATCAATTGTGGGTTAGCAGGATCGTGGTCTTCTAATCTTGTAATCTCATAAGCAGAAATTGGTTTTACATTTACCACTCCGTACTTATCTACAATATCCAACTGAAGATAAAAGTCACCATACTTGGTCATGTTACGAATCCAACTCCATAGATTAAACTCGATGTTTATGACATCATAATATAAGTTGTGTAAAATCTTTTGTACCTTTGTATTCTCACTTTTTACTTTTAAAATTTCTCCCTCAATATTTGTAACTGTACTTTCGTCTGAATATATGTCGAGAGCAGAAGCAATAATCGGGTCTTGATCCATCAACTCGTAATCTTTGAATAGGTCAAGTTTTCTAACCTCGTAAGCAGCTCTTCTGTTTTGTGCTGTAGTATACGGATTAGAATATGTATTTTGCATCATCCGATTATATCGGTCAATGAAATTAGATTGTAATTTTGTTTGTGAATAATCTAGATCTTTTACCACCAAACGATTATCATCAGCTTTTCTGATGATTACGTTAGATTGAAATAATCTACCAAGTCTTGTAAATAAATTATCTGCCATGTTTTACCCCAATAGCCAAGTTAAATCTTCTTCTTCGTCATTATTAAGTTTTACTTTATATGGATTGTTCTTAGGAGCAGATGGTGTCATTACGGTTGTGTTACCATTTAAGTTACCAATTGCACCAACCAAACTACTTTGAAATTCGCTTCTTTCCGATTGAATACGAATCGCAGTATCTCTAATCCATAACAAAATAGAATAAGACATAACAAGGTCATCGTTATATCCATCTAATGCTTCAGTTTTACTATTCTT